AGTTCATTGTAAACTGTCCGTCTTGGTACTGTGCATCAACTTCAATTACTCTATAAACACCAACTATTCCAAAGTTTGCCTCTGGTATATTCATTAATCCAGAGGACTCATCTGGATATGTAGGGAAATTCATATTTAAGAAATAGCAAGGGCCTCCCTTTTCATATTCTGCACCATTGAGTACACTACTAGTACTACGGGGTCTGCCTAACCAATAAGGATCTCCTCTAACTGTAATTTGTTGTTGCATCAAATCAGCTAAACTGTTTAGGTTGATATCAACTGCACCTAAAAATAATGCGCCATTTGTATCTCCATCTTCAGGACCATTTGTTGCTTTACTATTAATTTCAGCTACATTAAAACTTAAAGGGTGACTGCTTCTTGAATCTTCTGCTTGACTACCTACCACATCACTTTGTGTAATATAAAAATCACCACTAACATTATCAATTCTACTTTGTGTTCTTAGTCTTGCTTCTTTATTTGCTAGAGGTTGAAGAGCTTTTATTTGCTCGGCAATTTCGTTTTGTCTTTCTTCAAGACGAGCCTTCTCTTCTTTAATCTTTTGTTTCCTCTCATCTAAGGATCTCTCTTTAGATGCCATTTCGTTAGGGTTATTGCTTCCTGGGTCAGAACCAGACTGGAAGTTTTCTCGCTCTTGTTCCAGCTTGAGTCTTCTACTTTCATTCTTACTAAGTTTTGCTTTATTTTCTTGAAGTTGACCTTTAAGTAATGCTAGTTCATTTTCTTTTGAACCTGCTCCTGGAAATGCTATCCCGCCTGTTCTTGCTGTACCTTGGTTGACGGCTTGTATTTGATAATAGGTATGATTGAGATATACATCTAAATTTAAAACTTCAGTGTTTAATCCTGTAAAGTGATAATCAAAACGTTTTTTAAGTAAATCGTTTCCTACTATATTTTTAATTCTATCCATCTGAATACTTTCATCGCCCATAATTATATCATGTTGAACTGCGTCATGTACAAGTTCAGGTACAATGAATTGCTTAATGTTGTATTTTATACTTTTTGTATAATTCTTAGATAAAAAATCATATTTGTCATAATCTACCTCAGTTTCAAATACAAACCACTCGCTGAGATCTTTCCATGTAGACGGTTTTGCTTCCGGATCATCTGGATTGTCTTTATGAAATCCTCCGTTTGCTGTAGGTAGCTTTCTAAAGTTAGTTGTACACATGAGTGCCATAATAATTGAATCTGTAATACTAGTACCTTGGTTTATTACAAATGTCAGAGTTCCTACACCAGTTACACTTATACTTTCTAAGTCACCACCAGGACCACTGCCGGCATCAAATGCCCAGTCGTTCCATTCTTGTTTCTTTGAACCAAATTCAAATGTGTTTGAATATAATCTTGTAGTACTAGTAAGAACTTCTTTTTCTTCTTGTTCGTTGATTATACTAGTAAACTGTTCGAGAAACTCTCCAAACTTACTTGCTGTAATAGTAATTTGTTCTTTGGTAAACAACATTAACTTTTTGTATGCTTCTTGGTCTGTTTCTAACATATCAGCTCTGTATGTAGTACCACCATCTGAATAACTAAAATCTAAAGCTGTCATAATAGTATTGTAATAAAAAGGTCCTGCTATATTATCAACTGGTGAACCATTTTCATCGTAGCCAATAAACCTAAGTTCTAGCAAATAACATGCTTGCAAATGATTTTCAATGCCTAACTCTTGGGCGGCAAGATAAATTCTACTGTACAGTGTTGCACCCATTGGTTCAACGAAAGTAAAACTAAACACATTAGCAAACCCATTTCTGTCAACAGATTCTTTGTTAAAAACTAATTTAAGATTTTGTACTACACTTTGTATGTTGATTTCACTTTCAACACCACTCTCAGCAATTACTCTATATCTATTTGTGTTTACTATACTATCACGCAACGACACATCATCAGGATGCATCATCATAACTTTCCATTTGTAGGTGTAATTATCGAACGCATTAAGTACGTTATCTTCGTAAAACTGTACCTTAGCCATTAAAGAGTTCCTGTTACTTGAAAATTATTAGGAGCTATAATCTTTGTTCCAGCAGTAAAATCCATGATCGGATCTAATAGTGCATCTCTATTGTAGTGTGCAAATACCCACCAAAGTCTAGCACTTCCGAATAATTCAAAAGCCATCAGATCAGGTCTTCTATCAAACTTTGGTTGTATAATATAAGTTGTTGTTTCTTCACTTAGTGTATCTATAGTAAGAGGAGGCTCATATATACTCAAGTACTTTCTATTCAGACTTGTTTTAGCATAATTACTGTCTCTTTTGTATACTGTAGCCGCCATTAAATGAATCCTTGTCTATATGCTGAACCACTAATGAAGTTAGATGTTGTAAACTGACGTTTTTGTTTATCTGGATTAAGTTGTACACTCAACTGAATAAAAATTGTCATCATAGCTGGAATTTGTGTTTCGCCATCAAATAGTTTTAAATCTACATTACTGTCATAAGTTGTTGAAAATGTCTGTACAACAACAGGAATGTTACTAAACTGTTTATCACCAAATGAACTAAACTCTAGTACAGGCGGCGGAGTTCCAGCGGCAGGAGATTGTTGTCCTAGCCCATAGAACATTTTAGTTACACTTCGCAAAAAGTGTAAACAAGCATATGTGTATCTTGCTTCATCGTCTGTTACACTAGCCATTACGCCTGTCAACTGTATGTCCGGACTTGGAGTATTTCTATAAGCATTGTATGTGTAATTTGTGTGTGCCATATCATACGGACTGTAATTCACACTTTGTGAATATATTACATCTGGTTGTAATGGAAACATTATTCCGCCATGTGGTCTCAACGGAGCTAATATATCTTGTCCCAAGTATAAACCTCTTGCACCAGGTTTTAAGACTAATTTAGTACGGTTTTTAGCTAGCACTGGCATTAAGTTTATCCCTTATAAATTCGTATGTTTTGGGCTCAATAGAGCCAAAAAATTCTCTAAAAATCATCATCTTTTGATTGTCATTTAGGCTTGCATTCTTCATTGCATTTCTAAAATCTGTTGCACTCATACCACCTTCTTGTATGCCTACCTCCAGTATATAAGCACCTTGGTCACTAGGTACCATTTCAGCACCCGGTACATAATCTCTGAGAAAGCCACCTCTTTTTAATCTTCCTGCATCTTTAGCACTGAACACAAGTATAACCGCTGTGTTATCAGGGTTCTTTCCTGTTAAGCTCACATCTGGTCTGTATGGTTGTGTTTGTACAACATTACTTGCAGGTATATTGAACATCTCATTCATTATGCGTTTTTTCTCTTCAAAGCTAAATGGGTCACGTTCTGGTGTTGCAGTCTTGCTCACTGTAGTAGCGATAAATACGTTAGAGGAACCAAACTGTTCCACTAGATCCATATACACTTTGTGATGACCTTTATGCATTGGCTGAAAACGACCACCATAAAATACAGCAACGTCTTTTGCTATATCTTCTGTCAACTGCGATATTCTCATTGCTATCTCCTATAGTTATATTTATAGGATAATTATATGTGTAGTTATTGACATTATGTAAAATATTGTGTATAATGAAACCAAACAAGGAATTACAATGAGGAAACAAAATTATTTAAACAACAAAGATATGCTTAAAGAAATACACAAAAGCAAATTAAGCTATTGTTATGTCTTAGACGATGAATATGCAAGATTTGATACAATAGTAGAAAATTTAGACGACATCAAACTCCCTGAAGTAATTCAGACAGCAAAAGAAAATAGAGCTAGACAGTTAAGTGCTGAAGCATATGAACGTGCATACTTAGAATGGTACAATGACCCAAAAAGCAAACAAAGTCAAAAACCTAAACAAATTAACTACAAACTAGATCCAGACACAATTGATGAGAAATCATTGGTTTTTAGATTAATGACGTTTGATCATGTGCCACTGGAACCTGGTAGAAAAAACAAACCAAAAACTGTAGCAGATCATCACAGTAAATGTAACTTTCCCCCGTTTAAACACTATGCATATGTAAACAATGAAATTAAAGAATGTTTGCGTAGTCACTGGGAAGGTGGTTTAGACAATGGTAAGTTTAATGTACAGCATGGTGCAATCACAAATAACTTGGCCAAAATGTTTATTAAACTATGTGAACGTTATAGTATGCGTAGCAACTGGCGTGGATACACATATGTAGATGAAATGCGTAGTCATGCATTATTGCAACTATCGCAGATTGGATTGCAGTTTAACGAACTGAAAAGTGAAAATCCATTTGCATACTATACAGCGGCAGTTACCAATAGTTTTACTAGAGTGTTAAACCTAGAGAAACGTAATCAAAACATTAGAGATGACTTATTGCAAGAAGCTGGTCAAACTCCAAGTTGGACACGCCAAATCGAACACGAAATGGCAGAACGTGCCAAATGGGACGAAAAAGCTGACAAAGAACGTAAAGAACACGGATTCAACATTTAGATATTGACAAGGTACAGCTATGAAGCTATACTAAGTGAAAGTTTAAACTGAGTGAACGGAAATCCATGACATTCTTTAACCGTGCGGCTTGTTTCACGGATATACATTTCGGAAACAAGAATAACAGCAAACAACACAATCGTGACTGTGTAGAATTTGTTGATTGGTTTGTTGAACAAGCCAAAGAGCAAAATTGCGAAACTTGCATATTCTTAGGAGACTGGCACCATCATCGTGCCAGTGTAAACGTGAGTACACTTAATTATAGTGTGGAAAACGTAGCAAAGCTCAGTAAAGCATTTAAACAAGTTTATATGATTACTGGCAACCATGATTTATATTACAGAGAAAAACGTGACTATAACAGTTTGCCTTATGCAGAACTGTTTGACAATGTACATTTAATAAATGAAAAAACACTAGTACAAGATGAAGTTGCACTTGTTCCTTGGTTAGTTGGTGATGAGTGGACACAAGTAAGCAAGACCAAATGTCGTTATATGTTTGGACACTTTGAACTTCCTTACTTTAAAATGAATGCTATGGTAGAAATGCCAGATCACGGACAACTGAATGCAGAACATTTACAAGGCCCAGAATATGTGTTTAGTGGACACTTTCACAAAAGACAAAGCAAAGGCAATGTACACTATTTAGGATCGCCTTTCCCACATAACTATGCTGATGCTTGGGATGACGAGCGTGGCATGATGGTATTAGAATGGGGTGGCAAACCTAAGTATATAGACTTTGCAGGTCCAAGATATCGAACAGTAAGTTTAAGTAGACTGATTGATGAACCAGATGTAATACTCAACAGCAAAACATACTGTAGAGCTACACTAGACATTGCAATCAGTTATGAAGAAGCAACCTTTATCAAAGAAACATTTAGTCAACAGTATGGCGTAAGAGAGATAACACTTATGCCTACTAAGAAAGAAGAACATGCACAAGACTGGCGAGTAGTAGACGATATTGAAGTTGAAAATGTAGACCAAATAGTGTATAATAGTTTAAATGCTGTAGACAGCGATCTAATAGATAAGAAACTGCTAGTGGACATATATAATAACCTATGATTACAATCAAAGATTTAACAGTTAAAAACTTCATGAGTGTTGGTAACGTTACACAGGCTGTACGTTTTACTGATAACGGACTAACACTTGTACTCGGAAACAATGTAGACTTAGGCGGAGATGGCAGTCGTAATGGTACTGGTAAAACTACTATCATTAATGCACTCAGTTATGCTATCTATGGTAATGCATTAACAAATATACGCAAGGACAATTTGATAAACAAAACCAACGGTAAAAGTATGTTGGTTACACTAGATTTTGTTAAAGATGGCGTTCAATACCGCATTGAACGTGGAAGAAGGCCCAATGTGCTTAAATACTATGTCAACGAACAAAATGTTGACGAAGACGAAGCACAAGGTGAAAATCGTCAAACTCAAACCGATATAGAAAAGTTATTTGGTATGAGTCACGATATGTTCAAACACATTGTTGCATTAAACACATACACAGAACCTTTCCTCAGTATGCGAGCTAACGATCAGCGAGCTATAATTGAGCAACTACTAGGCATTACAATGCTAAGTGAAAAAGCAGAGGTTCTTAAAGAACAACAAAGGTTAACGAGAGATGCAATTAAAGAAGAAGAGTATCGAATTAAGGCTATTGAAGAAGCAAATTCCAGGATTGAGAAAAGTATCAGTGATTTGGAACGCAGGCAGAAAATTTGGTGGGATCAACAAAAAACTACTATCGAAAGCATTCAACAACAAATAAACACACTTGAAAAAATAGATATCCAAACAGAACTTAACAACCACACATTGTTAAGTGATTACCTAGAAAAGAAAAAGCTAAAAGATGAAGCAGAACGTTGGCTATCTAATATACAAGCAGACAATGCTAAACAACAGAAACTTGTTACTAAACTAGACAAAGAGCTTGCACTATTAGAAGATCATAAATGTCATAGTTGCGGACAAGAAATACATGATGCTAAACAAGAAGAAATACTATCTAGTAAAAAAGCATTGCGTAAAGAAGCTAATGAGCAAATAGCAGTGAACTCCTTAGAAGAACAAGAATGGTCAGAAGCTTTGACTTCATTAGGTGAACTAGGCCAAATGCCTGTTACTCATTACAATACAGAAACAGAAGCACATAAACATAATATGGAACTGGAAAATTTGCGTAGTCAAGTTACAAACAAGCAAGGTGAAAGTGACACATATCAAGAGCAAATAGAAAGTTTAAGAGAAACTGGTGTACAAGAAATAACGTGGGATACCATCAATGAACTTAACAATGTAAAAGATCATCAAGAGTTTTTGTATAAATTGTTAACAAACAAAGACAGCTTTATTAGAAAACGTATTATTGAACAGAACTTGCAATATCTAAATAGTAGACTTGCTTATTACTTGACCAAGCTAGGACTTCCACACGAAGTTGCGTTTCAACCAGACCTAACAGTTGAGATTACAGAACTAGGTAGAGATTTAGACTTTGATAATCTAAGTAGAGGTGAACGTAACAGATTGATACTTGGACTTAGCTGGAGTTTTAGAGATGTATTTGAAAGCATGAACACACCTATAAACTTCTTAGCTATTGACGAGTTGATTGATAGTGGAATGGACACTAATGGTGTTGACGGTGCATTGAGTGTACTTAAAAAGATAGAACGTGAACGTAACAAAAACATCTTCTTAATCTCACACAGAGATGAACTAGTAGGTCGTGTAAACACAATACTACAAGTTATTAAAGAAGGTGGGTTTACTACATTCAGTACAGACACGGAGTTTGTAGATGCCAAGTGATTATTCAGATGAACATATTAAACAGATGACAGATCCTAATCACGATCAAAGTGCATTTAAAAAACCTAAGATATTTGAATCACCGGACGGTGGCAAAACAGTATATGAAAGAGAATTTAATTCTCCGCACTCTAGTCGTAAACTTACTACAGGTGAAAAACTTTATGGATATCACCCACAAGAATTATTAACAAAGAAGATATTACCCCCAGACGTATTTTATAAACTTTTTAGATCGGAGAAAATATCGTGAACAAAAAACCAGCTAGTACAATAGACGAGTTTACAATAGATATAGGAAGTACTACACAAACAGAACAAAATATGATTGATAGTTTCAATAACAAAGGTCAAAAAGGAGATGACGATTTTGAAACATGGCTGGTAAACGAAGCTCCTTTTGTCTCAGACGATAACTCTTATACAATCAGTATAGGAGATACAACTTACGACACATGTGCGACTTCATGCACAACTACATTAACTGGACTAAGTCCTACTTTTACAATTAAAAACGATCCGCACTTTGCTAGAACAAAACAAAAAAAGCTACCGCTTGACATATTGCACAAATGGTATCCTGAACAAATGAAAGACAAAGATGATGACGACATTCCTTTTTGATATAGACGGCACACTTACTGATCCTAGACGTACTATTGTTCCTGAGTTTAAACAGTTCATGTTTAACTTTATAAAAAACAATAATTGTGTAGTTGTAACAGGAAGTGATAGACCTAAAACTGTAGAACAAATCGGAGAAGACTTGACTAACAGTTTTGCAAGAGTTTATCACTGTAGCGGTAATCATGTGTTTGAAGGAGATAAAGAAGTATACAAAAGCGATTGGCGTTTATCAGATGCACAAGAAACTTTTTTACAAGCTATCTTACACACGTTTGATTATCCTGAAATGACTGGTAATCATATCGAGCAACGCACAGGAACGGCAAACTTTAGTATAGTAGGCAGAAATGCAAACTGGGATCAACGTGCTAGATATGCTGATTGGGAAAAGTCTAATAGAGGCAGAGATACAGTAGCAATGTATTACAATCAAGAATTCAATGATAGCATTGCTCAGGTAGCTGGACAGACCAGCATAGATATTTTTAAGAAAGGCTGTGACAAGAGTCAAGCTATAAGAGAACATGAAGGTACAACAATTTATTTTGGTGACCATTGTCAACCCGGCGGCAATGATTTTACAGCCGCACAAGCAAGCAAGCATTTTCATCAGATTGACCAAGGCTATAAACAAACTTGGGAAATCTTAAAAAACATGTACTAAACCGGTTGACAAACGTTAAAAAAGATATATATAATTGTTGTAATGAATAACAATGCAATGGACTTATCAAGGCAAAATAGTAGAAGAAATCAGTGAGGAATACATAGGGTTTGTATATCTTATTACCAACCTCACAAACGGCAAAAAGTACATTGGCAAAAAACTGGCAAAATTTAAAGTTACTAAAAAACCCCTCAAAGGCAAGAAAAACAAAAGACGTTCAACTAAAGAAAGTGACTGGAGAACCTATTGGGGAAGCAGTGATCACTTGAATGCAGATGTTGAACAATTAGGCCCAGAAAACTTCACAAGAGAAATACTGTACTACTGCACCAGCAGAGGCGAACTAAGTTACTTAGAAGCCAAAGAACAGTTTGACCGTGAAGTTCTTAAAACTGATGAATACTATAACGGCATTATAAACGTAAGAGTTGGCAGTTCCAAGGCACTTGTAGAATCACTAAACAGACACCAGTCGTAACATACCCTCTTTGTTAAAAGCATTGAGATTGTTCGCAGTAATGCGGGCCGTCGGAACTTGCTCGAGGGAAACAAACCAAAAGAGTGGGCTCTACTGTGCCATTGTAACCCACGGATAGCTCAAAAGTCGGCGTTATGGCTTAGAGTGTTTCTGCGTTTTAAGCAGTATGTAAAGGGGTATAGCAAAACCGCCTCTGCCTAGCAATAGGTTATACTATAACGATGCGAACTGTAGACGGGGTAATGACCGTTTGTTTTTTTTGCACTTGGCTATAACAAGCTAAGTGCGACTGAAAACAAGGTAATAACGTATCATATAAAATATGTTTAAAAAAAATTATCATACGAAATGAAATGAGTATGACGATGAGCTTTAGCTCTTCGAAATTAAAATGTTCTACGATTAGTACCTCTAACTCTATCCATAGATTCTTTAATCTCGTCGTTTTTCTTTTTGATAGAGTTGTAAATTTCTTGTTGCATAGGTATAGGATAGTGTTCTAAATCATCATATCTAAATGCACCTTCAGTATAAAGTACAATTTCCATTAATTGTTCTCTGATACTTGATCTTCTGGCTTCGTATTGTTCGACGAGCTTATTGACTGCTTCTGCATCACGGCAAGTTTGGAGCTGTCTGTGAAAAAAAAACTTGGATTAAATTCTACAGCAGTTTCGAAATGGTTGTCGCAGTTTTCTTCAGGACATGTAAAGTCAAAAGTTTTGGGAATGCCGTTTATATTCATTGCTGTCTGAGCTCTTTGTAGTGCAGTAACAGTTTTTCTATTGCTGTTTGATATCCAATCGATAATGTGTTGTGGATCTGTGACTTCTGTTCCGTCTGGCATTATTACTTTTACAATAGCATCTGCTATTAGTACAATATTTGCCGCCGCGATGTTTTGCATATTTTCACTGTACTGTTCTCTGAGTGATTGATCAATATCGTCATTTTCTCTCATGTTGCCTAGCATTTTAGCAAGTTCACCAGTTTTAATGTTGTTAGCATTAACAGCCGCAAGTGTATTGGACCTAAGTTCTACTATTAAATCATCGATTTCAATTTCTGTTTGTTCTGCTATTAGATGTACTTTTCCCAATACAACTTGCAAATCAACGTCATACATGTTTGTTGTTTCACACTTAGGACATCTTGCTTCTACAGGAAATTTTTTATCATAACTACTAGCTCTGCTGGCTAATAGAATTACATCAGCATCAGGCAAAGACAATTCATATGGATCAACTATATCAGGGCATACACTTTGTATCAGTTCAAAAATAGCTTGTCCGTTATATAAAGCATCTGGAATTGTGAGTAGCAATTCGTCTTTCATACTCATTGGTCTAACACCAATTTCTCCGTCATCGGTGAGTTTAGGTTTGTTCTTTAACCATTTACCTCCGGTTGGTAATCTCACATAGAGATCTTTGTGTCGATAGTAGCCCTGAAGTGGATTTTCCATAAATTTGTCCTATAAATACATTATATGTGTTAATTTTATTTATCACAGTTAAGTGAGTAGTTAATGGCAGTAATCACAATTAATATGGGCGGTAGGCCAATGGCAGTTGATGTTCCAGACTTTGCAATGGAATCAACTCAGCAAGATGTACGCTCGGCTATATCACAGTTAACTGCTCAATTACAAGGATTAAAAGCAAGTAATCAGGGTGTTAGCCAAGGTGAACAAGCTGTTGTTCGTGCAGTAAAAGACCTTGACAGTGATGATAAGTTTAGAAAAAATGCCAATGCTATGGGCAATGCTGTCCAAAAAGGTTATCAAAAAGCAATGTCAAGTGTGCCTAGCATGGCAAAAGGTGCTGGTGATCCTGGTATGATGGCTAACATGTTTAAAGCTGTAGGTGTAGGCACACTGGCTACACAGCTTGGTATGGCGGCTGGTGCGGCACAAGAACTCAGTAAAGTTATGGCTTTTGGCGGTAGTGTTGGACTGAGCTTTAATGGTAATATACAAGAAACTGCTTACTCGCTAGCAGAGATAGGTTTGCGTTTAGATCAATTTGGTGATATCGTTGGAACCAATCTAAGTGCAATGTACGAACTAGGCGGTAGTGTTGACGAAGGAAGTCAACGTTTTATTAAGTTAGTCGAACGTTTTAGAGGTGCTACAGAGTCAATGGGATACTTTGGTATGGCTAGTGATGAAATGGCACAGTTTATGGCTGAAGAATTAGAACTCAGACGTAGAGTAATGGACAGTGACCAATTAAGAATTTTTGCTGAACAACAGCTTGTGGAAGTTATGAACAAAAACTTCACAGAACAAGAAAAGATGGCAAGAATAACAGGGCAAAATGTTAGAGAGAGAATCAGAGCTCAAATGGCGGCAAAAGCTGATGAACGTATGCAATTTGCACAAATGAGTATGACAGAGGATCAAAGGAGAGCAGTTAATGATGTTATGGCGGGATTGTCAACACTTTCGCCTGCATTGCAAGACGCAATGAGAGAATCTATCACAATGGGCTTGTTCAAACCTGGAACTGAATTTATGACCAAAGGCGGTCAAATGGCTCAACGTAGTCCAGAACTAATGCGTATCATACAAGAAGGTATCAAGATGGCCCAAAGCGGCGCTGGTTCTGACGGTGTTAACGATCGAATGTTGGATTTAGCAAAAGCATTCAAAGACAACAAAGCCAATGCTCGAACACTAGCTGAGCTTGGTTTTATAGGTGGTGATGCAATTTCTAAAGAAATTGCGTCAGGCTTTTTAGAAATGAACGAGCTTACAAAAAATTCTACAGCGGCTAGAAAGTCATTAGATGAAGAAGAATTCAAAGCACGTGAAGAATACATACGATCAATGAGGGGCTATAATGCCAAACTAGATGAATTTTATGCCGCTAGTTTAAACAGGGTCATGGATTTTACATTTGCTATGACTGGTAATGATGCTAGTGACTTTGTTAAAAGTATGGATAATCTAGTAAGTGGTATGACAAATATGATGACCAGCGACTATGCAAAAGCCGCCGCAACGGCTTTTGGTGAAGCATTTGGAGAAATGGCATTTCAACCATTTATGAGGACATTTGGTTTAGATCCAAATGAAGACAGAGATGTAATAGATGTATTGAAAGTCACTGGAATGATAGGCGGAGGAATGGGTGCAATTCCGCCTCAATTAGCAAAATTATTACAAGGTCCTGGAAATATTAGAGGAATGTTCAGAGGCGCAGAAGCAGGATTAAAATCCATGTTCCCACAATTTATAGAAAACAAAGGAACTGAAAATGAAACATTCAACTACGATAAGTTCATTGAAGAAGCAACTAAAGTTACAGCAGATCTCACAAATGATACTATAACTAGATTAACGACTAAATTAGCACCATTGATTAAAAATTGATAATGGTTGACAAATCCTATAAATACATTATAATGATAAAAAAGAGATACTCATGAGTTGGAAAAAACACTTTACCGCATACGGAGCTCAAGGTTCCGACAGTATGAAACCTAGTAGTGCTAGCCGTTTTCAAAGCTGGTTACCTGAAGTATATAGTGGTCAACCCAATCGTGTGGAAAGATACACACAGTATGACCAAATGGATATGGACAGCGAGATCAATGCGGCCCTAGACATTATCAGTGAGTTTAGCACACAAGTAGATGAGCATACTGGTGTTCCATTTAAAGTAGAATACAAAGAACAAGCTACTGAAAGTGAAATTAAAATCCTAGAGCAAACACTACAACAATGGTGTAATTTGCAAGACTGGGACAAACGCATATTCCGTATGTTTAGAAACACTATCAAGTACGGCGATCAATTTTTCATTAGAGATCCAGAAACATGGGAACTGTATTATGTCAATCCAGTTGATGTAACTAAAGCAGTTGTAAACGAAGCTAAAGGCAAAAAGCCTGAGCAATACATTGTTAAAAATGTAGATCTAAACATGCAAGAAAAAACTGTTAGTAAGCCTGTACAACATGCACAAACATACGGTACAGTAAACAGTATGATGCGTGGACAGACCATTGACAAAAGTGCATATGGTATGCAACCTGGCAGTTATAGTGGTAACTTAGGACAGATTCAAGAATATACAGTAGATGCTACACATGTTGTTCACCTAGGAATGACAGAAGGTATGGACACAAATTGGCCCTTTGGTAGCAGTATATTAGACCCAATTTTCAAAACATACAAGCAAAAAGAACTGCTTGAAGATAGTATTATCATTTATAGAGTACAACGTGCTCCAGAACGTAGAGTTTTTTATGTTGACGTAGGTAACATGCCTCCCAACAAAGCTATGGGTTTTGTTGAGCGTGTCAAAAACGAAAT